TATCGGGTGGTTTGTCAGGCAGCACTTTGGCACTAAATTCTGGTTTGATTCTTCCGGTACCTGATAAATCAGCATTGAGTTTAGGCAATACTTATGTGCCGAACTTAGTCTTTTCGCGCTCTGCGATTGCCTTGGCCACACGTGCACCTGCATTACCAGATGGCGGGGATAGTGCTGATGACCGTACACAGATTGTTGATCCAGTCACCGGTTTAGCATTTGAAATTGCAGTTTACCGTCAATACAAACAAGTGGTTTATGAAGTCAGTTTGGCTTGGGGTGTTAAGGCAGTGACATCACGTCATATTGGCTTACTGTTGGGTTAATTATTAGGGCGAGCAATCGCCCTTATTTTTTGGAAATAAAAAAATGAATCCATTAAATACCGTCAAGATTAAAGATGGTGAAAGCTATCGCATCATCAATGAATCTGATTTCAAACATGGTCTACATGAGCTATGTGAAGGTGAGAAGTTGTCAGCACAGCCAAGTGTAGTCAGTGGCTCATCAACGGGCAGCACTAAAGCAGACTTAGAAAAGCTACAGATAGAAAACACCGATCTGATTGCTGATCTTAAAACTGCTTTGGATGAAAAAGACTTCCTCAAAAATCAACTTGCCAAAGCTATTGAGGATTTGGAATCCGAACGAGCAATTCACACAGCATTTATGAATGACGTTAATGCAATGCAGTCCCGTATTGATGAATTAACACAGCCTATTGGCTCTGGTGATGAAGTTGTAGAGCAAGTTGTCAATCAATCAGAGGCAGTAGCTAAACCTGCTGAAAATGATTATGCAAGTTGGACAGTGCCACAAATCAAAGAGTTTTTGGCATCCAAAGAAATTGGCTTTAAGTCATCTGCATCAAAAGATGAGCTTTTAGCACTCATTCCAAAGGAATAACCCTATGAGCTTTATCACTATTGAAGATGCGAACGAAATACTGGGGAATGACTTTGCACCTGATGGTGATAAGGCTCGTTTGATTCTGCTGGCTAATACTTGGATGAAGAAACATGCAGGTGTGGCCCCTGATCCTATACCCGATGAGTTAAAGATCGCCTCATGTGAAATCGTTAAAGGAATTCTGGCCAAGGCGATTTATAACGGTAAAACCCAAACTTTAAAGCGTGAAAAAGTCAAAGCCGATGGGGTTGAGTCAGAAGAGGAGTACCAGGAGGGCAGCGAATCCTTATCGAGTTTCGAGCAGATTGCTTTAGACCTGATTGCATCCGTTGTGGATGACAGCAAAGCATCGTCATTTGGCATATTTCTAACACGGGTGTGATATGGGATTAAGAGATAAGATTCAAAGCAAACTTGCCAAAGCATTTGATAATAAGCTTTCAGACGCCGTGTATTCATTTACATGTGAACGCATTATGAATGATGGGGCTTATAATCATGTGACTGGAAAATATGAAGATCAGGAAGTTTTTAAATATTCAGGTCGTGGTATTTTATTCGGTAGTTATAACCAGTATGAAGTTCAGACCTTAGGTGTGTTGGCTACAGATAAAAAGGCAACATTACTGCAAAATGAAGTTACTGCCGAGCCTTTGATTGGTGATGAGTGGGTGACAACTGAGGATAAATTCAAGATCATTCATAAAGGCCAAGATCCAGCCAAGACGATTTGGAGAGTGCAGTTGAGGGCGATGTGATATGAGTTGGACCATTAAACCCACCGACTTCATTAAAGAAATTGAAAGTGATCTATGTGATCTACAGAAGAAAATAGCAACCGATGCCCTACGTGGTGTTATCGAAGCATCACCTGTCGATTCTGGTGCGTTTAAGGGCAATCATCGATTAAGTATTAATGCTATTGATGAAGGCTTTGATCCAAACCTAAAAGATGCCTCCGGTGCTAACGCCTTAGCAAAAGGACTAAGTGTGCTTTCTAGCTTAGTACCTTACTCAGTGATCAATATTCAGAATAATGCGCCTTATGGTCCTGCACTGGAATATGGCGGCTATCCTAATCCTGTGAAGAAAGGGAGTTGGATAAAAGGTAAGAATGGCAAAGGCGGATACTATGCCATTAAGTCTGATAAGGGATTTAGTAAACAAGCACCACTTGGCATTTATGGCGTGACCTTTACTTTGATTAAAGAGAAATACAGATGATGACTCATGCCGAAGCCCGTAAGGTGTTTATGCAGCTTATTGATAGTTTTGATTATATTGATAAGGCCCAAGTTCTTACCCAAAACCAACCAATGAGGAATGGTCAAGCATTTGAACCCCCTAAAGAAGGCTTGTGGTGTCGAGTCTTTATTCGTAACGCACCGACATTTATTTCAGGGTTGGGTGATACTCCGTGTACTCGGACAGTGGGGAATTTAATCATTCAATGTTTTGATCGCATTGGAAATAGCACCGTAGCTTTAACGGATTTAGGTGATGCTTGGATAGAGCACTTACAGTTTAAGCATGTAGGGCAATTAGAAATCTTACAAGGTTCCGTCATTGATGTCGGTGAAAAAGAGGATTTCTATCAATTTAATGTGATTTTTGAATATCGGATTAATTAAGAGTTCGAGTTATAGTAACTGTTCTCTTTTTTAGTTGCCCTAGTCAATTTAATGTTCTGCGTTACCTATAAACTATTAAATAACTTAATATTTATCCTATCTCATATTAAATTATGTAATTGTCTTTCACAGTTGTTGCTTTTTCATAGTTGCTTAGTATACAAACATAAGCTTAAGTTTTAGATGTGTTCGCTGTGAAGCAAGACCAACAAACTAAAGTAAATAATGGTGATATAGATATATGCTAGTTAAGATAAACGATGGATATTTTGTTAACCCTAAAAATGTGACTTATGCGCGTTTGATTGAAAATGGTGGGCAAACGATGTTAAACATTCATTTTGTAGGTGGTGATAGAGTCGCTATAACCATTGATAAAGAGTCTTCTGAGGAGCAGGTCGGGAACATACTTCGTAAAGTTACAGAATAACAGTTATCGATAGGAACCACCTTTGGGTGGTTTTTTTACATAAAAAATTTAATATAATTAGTATGTTTTATTTATCTATAAGTATATATTAAACAATATTAATGAGCTGTAATTTTAATATAATAGGCTCTTAATATACTTAAATAATCCTAATAGAGATAAATTATGGGACTTGAAATTGGTAGTGTGGTGGTTTTTGTATTAGGCAGTCCAGAGATGATTGTTTATGCTATTTCTAAGAAAAAGATTAAGTGCAAATGGTTCTGTACGAAAGGAAAGTTACATACTTCGGAGTTTTCTAGAAGTGAACTTATTCCTACAGGACAAAAATTTAAAACAAATGGATTAGAAATTACGATTCACTAAGAATTTATTTTATTGATCGATAAAACTTTTAATAGGTGTCAAGCTTATGGATATTTGCATAGGTGGTTCTTGGAATAGGTTTAAGATATTAAAAAATCAGCTTTATGATAAGAAATTTTTTAGAGTTAAAATAAAAGGATTAAACACTGTAAGTATATATCAAAAAAGATTAGCAACAATCAAAAGAGTTAAATATATCTTTTGGGTTTTAGCCGATATTAATGATACTGAGGCTACTAAGTGTATTCAAAGTTATTTATTTAAGAGAGAAAAGCTTTTAATTTAATTTTCTAATTTTACTATGAAAGTTAAACCACCGAAAGGTGGTTTTTTTATGCCCAAAATAAGGAGACATCATGTCTAAAGGTAGTGCTCAAATTCTGCAATATGCAAAAGAAACAACTGTGGGAGTAACACCCACGACTTTTGCTCGACAAACAATTGCATTTACAGACCAATCATTAAACCAGACTGCTGAAAAGACAGAATCAGCATCAATCACGGATGGCCGTATTCAACAAGCCTCAATGATCACCAGTTCAGAATATACAGGTGATATTAGCTGTGAAGCGCAGTATGGGGCTTATGATGATTTTATTGCTGCTGCAGCATTTAATAAGTGGGAAACGGACAAACTTACATTTGGTGGTGACTTGCGCCAAACGATCAGTATGTTGCTTGGCTATAAAGATATTAAAAACTATCACACTTTCGCTGGTCTTCATGTCAACACATTTGGGATTGAAATTCCTGAAACCGGTCTAATTACGTTTAGCTTTGGTTTTATGGGAATGAAGCGAACAGTTGCTGCGACAGCACCGACTGGAACTATTACCAACGCTTCTACTAATCCCAAGCTGTCCAATATCTCAGTTGGTGAGTTATTGGTTAATGGCCTATCAGTTAAAGGTAAAGCCTGCATCGATTCATTCTCTTTTAACTGGGATAATTCAATGCAAGTTCAGCGCTGCTTAGGCGGTGGCTTAGAGATTGCAGCAATTCTAGAAATGATGGGTGCGGGTACTGGTAGCTTTAGTATGGCTTGGGCGGATGAGTCTGCGAAGTTGTACGAAAAGCAATTTACCAATGAGCTGATTTCTCTTGTGATTCCAATTGTTGACACGCTAGGCAACAAATATGAACTCAGTTTACCTAAGGTAGAAATCACTGCATCACTGGCTACAGGTGGGGCTACTGATATTTTGAAAAGTTCATTTGAATTTAAGGTTGTAGAACAAGCACCATTCTTGACTCGAACCCCAGTTAAAACTGGACCATAACAACATGCCGCCTTAGGGCGGTTTATTTTTTGGAATGAAAGATGAAAATTCAAATTGAAGAAAAGAAACCTATTGATGTGCCTAGCGAGTGGTGTGACTTTGAGGGGGCAAAGTTCTTAATTGCTGGATCAAGTAAGCCTGCTTTTAGACGTAAAATGGATATTTTAGGAGCTAAGATTGGTCAAGAAGTGAATGGGAATCGAAAGATTACAGACGAGTCAGCGGAGTCTATTCCATTTGAATACAACAAGGCATGTGCGGATTTAATATTAGATTGGGATGGCGTTGTAGATATCGATGGCAATCCAATTAAATACAGTGAAGATATGGCTGAGCAACTTTGCACACTGGCTGTAGATCCAGATACTAAAGAGAAACTCACAGGTGGTTTAATTCTGCTCATTAATGAGCAATCAGAACGCATTCAAGAGGAAGCTGATAAGCTGAAGGCTGAGACTTTGGGAAAGTCCAAGAACTCTACAAATGGTCAAAATTCAACAGTGAAGAAGAAGCAACGGAATACAACCTCAAACAGCAAGCCATAGCTGAAGCTCTTGGAAGACCGCAAGTTAAATCCATAGTAAGGCCTGAATATTCACACACTGCACAAGCCATTCTCTCTGCATACAACATAATTTCGCGATCGAGACAATATGAGCAAGGTATCCCGATGCCGATTGATCTATCAGCAATTACAGCATACTTGGAACAATACGAAGCGCCGTGTGAGGGTTGGATATTCAATGATTGCATTATCACTTTGGATAATCTTTTTTTAGAAGAGGCTTATCGGAAGAGGTAGGCCATCAATTAGAGTTACACGTGTAAGATAGAAACTATATTTATATGGTTTTCTTTAGCTCAAAACAAAACCCCGATAGTTGGCGCTATTGGGGTTTTTTGTTTCCAGATGAACCAGCAAGATCATAAGGAGAAAATATCAATGTCCTATAAAGATAACCGATTCACATTTAAATTTCTAGGAGTGTTTACTGTGGAGATTGTAAAAGTTACACCACATGAAGTTAGAAAAACCTTAAGGCTGACGGCATTTATCTTATTTGTCATGATTTTACTTGTGCGTCTCCCTGCTTATATTGAAGCAGTGAGATGGTGGTAGGTTGGATGATAGACATGGTTATTGGAGAATCTAGTTGTGGCTGAGAAAAATATTGAATTTGCTAGGACTGGCAACAGTGATGCAGTTAGTTTTTCTATAAGCATTAATTTTGTTGAAATATTCTGGCATCTTGTTGCCGCAATATTATTACTAAAGCTTTCTAAAATTGGCTTTCAATATCTCAAAATCTATTTAGGAGCAGATTGATAACAAATGTATCAATCAACTCCCTCAAAACCAATTTATTATCTGTGCGCCTTAGGCGCTTTTTTTACGCCTGAGGAAAAGTTATGACACAAGAATCTGTACTTAGGATTGCATTTGATTCAAGAGATGCTGCCAATGATGCAAAAGCATTTAACGTTCAATTAGAAAAAGTTCAAGATGGTGGTGAGAAAGCCAGTAAATCTGTTGAGACACTTGGCAAAACGGCATCAACAGCAGGTACATCAGTTAAAGGGCTCAGCACACATGTTGAGTTGAGTACAAAAGCATTATCTGACCAAACACATGCGGTTGATAAAAATGTTTTAGCAATGAAAAACCTAGCAAAGATTGTTGCTGGGTATATCTCTATTAGCAAAGGCATTGAAGCAGCAGATGGTTATACACAAATGGCTGCACGTATCCGAAATGCGACTACAAGTGCTCAGGAATATAATTTAGTTCAAGATCGCTTACTTGCAACTGCTAATACGACATTCCGTGCATTATCCGAGGCGCAGGAAGTCTATCTGTCTTTAGCTGGTGGCATGAAGTCTTTAGGGTATTCAACTAAACAAACGCTAGATTTATCCGATTCTCTATCTTTTGCATTTACCGCTAACGCCACGCGTGCAGATCAGGCACAGTCAGCTATGGACTCATTATCTAAGTCTATGGCCAAAGGAAAGATTGATGCTGATGCTTGGATTTCGATTGTTACAGGCGCTGATAATGTAATTGCTGATATGGCTAAGACGACAGGAAAGACTGAAACTGAAATTCGTCAGCTTGGTGCCACTGGTAAAGCATCACTAGAAGATTTAATTAAGACATTGGTTGCTACACGCGAACAAAACGAAGCTCTAGCCAATAACATGGAAAACAGTCTTAAAGATGGTCTTCAAAAACTTACCAATGAGACTACGGTGTTTCTAGGAAAATTAAATGAAACAACCAAACTTACAGGACATGCAGCTGCCGCGATTGGTTTCCTTAGTGAGCATATTGATAAATTAGCTATTGTTGGTGGGATTGCAGCATCGATCTGGGCTGGACGCTTAGCTGCTGCATTTGCAGAGAGTGCAATTAAGGCAGGTTGGAGTACTGCTGCAATTTTAACTCAAACTAGTGCAATGACAGCATCGGCAACAGCGGCAAAAAGCCTGTATCTAGCTGTAGGTGGACCAGTAGGATTAGCAGTTGTATTGGCAGGTGCAGCTGCATCAATGCTGATGTTTAGTAAAGATACTAATACAGCTACCAGTTCATTGGATCAACAACGTAAGAGTGTTTCTGATCTGACAGAAGAATATCAAAAAATGTCTGCCTCAAAATTAATCTCACATATTGAAGAGATTAATGACAAGATTGACGAGTCGGAGAAAAAGATTAATAAGGCACGACGGAGCCTTGTAGCTATGGTTGCTGGAAATCCTGAGTTTGTAACGGCTCAAGATATTAAGCGGCAAAATTTAATGCTGGATCAGCTCGAAAAGATTCAAAAACAAGGTAAAAGCACATCTGCAGCGCTTCAGGAAATTAACAACTCTAAATTATTCTCCAAGGCTGAAATTAAGGATACTCAGAAATTATTTTCTATTATGGAAGAAAGTAACAGTGAGCTATCTAAGAATATAGCTATGAGAGAATTGGCTAATAGTTCGTTAGATAAAGCTTCGGGTTTATATAGTGAACTTATAGACCAAAGCGAAAAACTTACAGTTGAGAATCAATTATTAAATAAGAGCCTTAATGATGGAAAAGAGAGTTTTAAGTTTATTACTGATTCACTTTTACAGTCCGCAGCCAATGCTGGTTTGTCAGCAGGTAAAATTAGCCAGTTAAAGCAATCTATTGATGAATACAACAAGGGGGCGCTTTCAGCAACTGCATTGCTTAAAGAATTTCAGAAGTACATACCGATTAGTGAGACAGATCTACGAGCTTATTTACAGTTGGCTCGGAATATCGAAGCTAATGAGAAATCTTTAGCCAAAAACCGCAATGAGTTAACACAAAATGATGCCTCTCAAAAAGCGTTTAATAAAACGCTGAACGACTCAAAAGTAGCTGGCGTAAATTCTGCTGATGGTTTGAAAGCAATTTCAACAGAGGCAGTGGTTACTTCGGAGAAGGTCAGAAACTTAGACAGTGAAATTCAGAAGTTTATTCAGAACTCTATGAATAATACAGCGTCCAATATTGAGCGTTTAAAACTATACAATTCAGGTCTTAATAAAGAAGCAGCTGATATCATTTTAAAAACTAGAGAGGCATCTGGATTCATTGGAACAGACCAACAGTTATCCCTTGGTACTATTGCAGTTATAGGCCAAGAGCTCTTGCTTCAGAATCAAGTTAAAAAAGTTGAGGAGGATAGAAAAAAACTTGAGGATGATAAGGCTCAAGCATTAGAGCGACAAACCAAGGCACATCAGGAACAAGCTGTTCTGTTAGCAGGTAATGACGAAAGAACACGAAACATGCTTCGTGTTTATCAGGCTTTTCGTAATGCTGGTTTAGGTGACAAGCAGGCACGAGTCATGACAGCACAGGTTGGTCGTGAAAATGATTTTGTTAGTAGTGCTATGTTTGGGAGTCATAAAGACCGTAATAACGGCTATACAAACACAGGATTTATTTCATGGCAAAAAGACCGATCTATTAACCTGATGAAGAGTCTACAAGGCCAAGGTGTTCTTGATAAGAATGGCAACATTCAACAATCTCAAGAAGCGTTGAATGCTATGGCCAAATTCTTAATGCAAGAGGTTTCAACAATAGGAGCTTATGGTAAAACTAAAAGCGCTCTAAATAACGATAATCTTAGCTATCGTGAACTGGAAAAAATTGTTGGTAAGAACTTTATTGCTTGGGATTACGATGGCAATAAACTTGGCTCAAAAACATCAGCTAAACATCTTAAGAAACAAGATGACTACTATACGAAATTGAGCAAAATTTTAGGGCAAGATCCTGATACGGCATTAGGCTCAATTAAGAATTTATCCAAGTATGAGGATGATGCCTATAAAGCCAGAGTTAAAACCGAGGAGGAGATTAAACAACTCCAAGCACAATATGATACTGATGCGATTAAGCGATCTAAGGCTCGTGATGATGAAATCAATAAAGCAACTATTCTCAATCAGCTTGATTTAATTCCAAAGATCAAACAGCGTTATGATGCCCAAGACACACTTGCTTCATTGCAGTTTGACAATGAGCTTAATGGCTACAAGTGGACTGAAGAACAGAAAATCAATTATCACAATGAAACTGCAAAGTTAATGTTGGATATTGACGGAGAGTATTCTGAGAAAGGCAAAATAGCGCTTAAAGTCTCACTTGATGCGCAACGTGATTTAGAGATATCTGCTTATCGCCGCCTCCAACAGGAGAAGATAAAGGAGTTTAGATCCACACTCGAACAGCAAACCGCTGAATACCAACGTATGTATTACGATGCTTTGGCGCGGTATTCAATGCCACAACCTGCCTTTAATCGCTGGGAGGCTCAGAACGCTTACAGTGATCAAATTGGTGCGGCTTGGGATAATAAGCAAAATGCGATTAATAAGGCTGATGAAAAAGACCCCAAAACTGATCAGTATTTAAATGATGCTAATACTCGCTATCAGATGTACCTAGAGGCTGAAAGGAATTATCAGGCACAACTTTTGGCGATTAAGCGGAAAGGGGTGCTGGATGAGCGAGATGTTATGATGCAAAGCCAGACTGATTATTTTGGTATGTATAATCAATTGTTGACACAAGCATCAACTGTTTGGGGTGGTATGACTCAGATGGTTCGGGATAGTGCGGGTGAGTCAAGTGCTGCATATAAGGCAATGTTTTTGGCGCAGCAAGCAATAGCAATTGGTCAGGCAATTATTAATACCGAAGTTGGGGCGACCGCAGCACTTAAAACTGATCCAACTGGATTCATGTCAATGATGACACGTGGAATGGGATATGCCTCGGTTGGTCTAATCGCAGCTCAAACCATTCAAGGTATGGCTCACAATGGTATAAATAACATTCCTAGAGAAGGCACTTGGTTGTTGGATGGTGGCGAGCGCGTTTTAAATCCTAAACAAAACCAAGATTTAACCAACTATCTTGAAAAACGAAATAATCCACAAGATCAAAGCCCAATGATTGAGCGTCAGCGTTTAGCTGCGATTGGGGAGGCTAAAGCAAGTCGAGCAGAAGTGCTGAGTGCACCAGTAACGGTATATGTGACAGTTCAAAGTGATGGATCTAGCGAAGTAAAAAGCGAGGGTGCATCAAAAGAGTTGGGGCTTATGATTGGTAATGGGGTTCGAAAAATGCTACTTGATGAGTGTAGGCAAGGTGGAATTATTGATAATGAGTTAAGACGAAGAGGTAGATGATAAATGGCTTTTCTCCCATTAAATTGATATTTTATAGGTACTTTGGGGAGTTCCTATAATGAAAAAATTATTATTTGCTGGTTTATTGGTGTTGGGGGTGACAGGGTGTATGAGTATGCCAACCCCAAGCACACCTATGACGAATGTTGTTGATATTGTTGCATTGAATGGACAGTCAAAAGATCAAATTTTTGAAAAGTCAAAAATATGGATCGCTAAATCATTTAAATCAGCAAATAATGTGATTCAATACCAAGATAAATCAACAGGGCAGATTATTGGAAAAGGGACTATTCCATTTCCATGTGATGGATTCATTGATTGTGGTGCATTTGGCCAAGATCGAGTGAATTTTACAATCCAAATTGATACAAAGGATAATAAGGCTCGTATATCATTCTCGGATATTACTGCAACATCATTAACCTATGTTAAGGGTGGTATGAATAATATTGGGGGCGAAAGACAAATATTAATTGTTGAGCACCAACAACGCATTGAGAGCAAATTAAAATTGATTGCTCAGCAGTACAAAGCTGATGTAATAAATCAGCAAACAGAGTCTAAAGACTGGTAATCAAACCAATAATTAATCCGCCGAAAGGCGGTTTTTTATTACCTAAACAAACATAAATATTCACATAAGGAGAAATCGACGTGAATCAACAAAGTAATGTTTTTAAACCAGTTATAGAAGAATTGGTTGGATTAACAATGAATAGTAATCGTGCAAATTTATTCATCCTTGGAAATCTTGTAGGCTTTATGGCAGAAAAAGGTGTGATAGATTTAGATGAATATCTAGAATTCACAAAAAATGCAAAAGAGCATATTGTTGGTGAAAGCAAAGATCAGGACGAGGCAAGATTAAAAGCAATTAACACTATGTTTGATATCCATCTCAACGACTTCAAGAGAGAGTAAAAAAAACACATTAGGGTGTTTTTTTGATGTTCATATTTGAAGGCTGCTCTTCGTTACTATTTGAATCCTCAACCCAAAAAACATCTTCGAATTTTTCACATACACCAGCTTTTCTGAGTTCGTTGTAAATGAGCAAGGCTCGGTATACGCTTAGATGTTTTCCTGCTTCTGCATCTTTTATATATCTGTTGAGAACGTGATTATTTGAAATAAATCCACATTTTTTAGCTAATTGATAACCTGTCATACCAGCTTGCTCTCGCAAAGTCGCGATATTATTTTTTCCAATCATTGAGATATACCGAAAAATCTTTCGTTCATTGTACTATAGGGGTAATTAGGATTATATAATCTATACACTTGCTATTATATTTAACTAACTGATGCTGGATCTAGAAGCTTAAATTGAAAGAGTGTGAAAATAATTCTGATTGGTTTGCTGCTTATTAGCATAAATTACCATTCTAATTTCTACCACTCATTTTGTAGCATGTATTCTCAGGGTCTCTATTTCTTTATTTTTTCATAATTTATTGATAAGTTAATCAAAATTATTGAGAGCAACAAATGTGCAGTTAAGTTTCAAGGAATTTAATAAACATCTCGAAGAGTTTAATAATGGTGGTAAAAAGCCCAGTGGCATTGTAATTGGTTATAAAACATATTCTGGTTTAATGAAGGAAGAGAAGTTTGTTTATCATGTCACTAGAGATAGGAGCAATTCGATGATTCGATACTATAAAGGGATTGAGATTAGAATTGTCGCTGAAAAGCATTACTTAAAGATTGAATAAGAGCACCATCTTCTGTTGGCGTTTTCTTACCTCCTTTGCTATTTTGTGAGCAATTTAGGGGGATTTATGAAAAGAATATTATTGGCGGTATGTTTATCTGTATTTAGCGTCGGTGTTGGTGCAACAGCTGAAGAAAGGTTAGTCATAAGCAGCGAGTATGAACGGGTAAGTTGGATAAGAAATCCTCGCATTAATTTTAATAATAATGATTTACAGGGATATGATCGAACCATTTCGGTCCACATTGTAACCTATACAAATGGCTCAATTGCTTCCACTAAAATAATGAAAAGTAGTGGATTAGAAAGTATAGATAAAAAAATTGTAATGGCGATTAAGCGGTCAAGAATTACTCCATATCTAAGAGATGGTACTTACTATCCTGTTTGAGCAAATCTCTGAAAGCCAGTTAAATCAAGATTTGCAAACAAAGGTGGGTCAAATTGAACTGATCGATGCCGAAATACCTAAGCTGCAGAAGGATATCAAGGACACAAGAGATCAGATTGCACAAGAAAGCAAAGACCGATTGAAAGAAGCGGATTTAATAAAGCAGGATGTTCAGAAGACCAAAGAGCAGATTGGTTTAGAAACTGAAGCTCGAATTAAAGATGCTGATTTAATTAAGCAGGATGTTCGGAAGACTAAGGAACAGATTGAATCAGAAACTAAGGATCGGAAGCAGGCAATTCAAGCTTCTGAAGATGGTCTGACTAAAATTATTGACCAGAAAAATAAAGACACGCTACATGTCGTAGATACACTTAAACAATCTACGGATGAAGGATTTGTTGCTGTTCAAAGTGAAATGAAACTGATCACAGATGGACAAAAGCTACTGTCTGAAAAGACTGAAGGAGTCTACGCACAACTGAACCCGCAGCTCGCTGGATCTACGACTGATATGGCGGGAAATGGTGAGATATTTGCAGGAACATGGTCACTGCAATCAGCGATGATCGAAGGA